GTAGCTATTCGGTAGACCAGTATCAAGATCCTTTATTAAAAGCTACACCGCAGTTATTAGTTGATTAGGCGCTTACATTGGCATTGCAATACTACTCTGTATCCTGCATTATATCTCCAAAAACAGACGAGACTAAACCTTTTACACCATCAGGCCACACTTTTAACTTATTAAAAGCATGTTTGATTGGAATGATTTGGTCACCTAAGACATCTCCCGAGAAGAAACCACTTACACCGTGACCAGCCATTAATGCCGCTAGGACATAGCTCCGACCCTCTATACGAGGGAAGTTGCCGCTGGTGGTGTAGTAGCCAACTGGGAGTGCTCTTAAAGGGGGGTCCGCAAACGTGCGATCTAAGAAAGCACCTTTGTTTATTTGTTTATAAAGTACATTTGGATGTGGAGTGGTAGAGAATGTTACATTGAGCAACTTTGGAGTTGAACCAAGTATTATTGGATATGTTGACGTGCATATTTGTAAACGTCCAGCCCTTTTTCCATCCCGTTCGCAAAGCGATCCAGGACATCTAAAAAAGAGGCTGCATGAGGAGGATCAGTATTATAATTGTCTAACGAGTAGGCTTTAGGGCTTTCTCCAATTACATGCTGTGCTAGGATAATCTCCTCAGGGTTAAATTTGCGTGAATACATGCCGATTCCAGATTGTGCTTTGGCTTGAGAGGAATCCAATAAAGCTTCGTAATTCATGACAGCATCGAGTTTAACTGCGGTACCGGCTGTAAAACCTTCAAAGTAAGCGATCAATGCTGGTTGGATGCTAGAAGGGTTTGTACCGGTCCATTGGCACGAGATAAATGACAAATTTGGAGACGCGGTCGCTAGATCAGAGCCACCACTAATGGCGACTAATCTGACTTCGCGAATGAATCCGGCCTCGGAATCATTGACGTTTATTACAAGCTCGTTTGAACCAACTAGTTGTGTGTATCGTGTTGTCTTTGTGACTAGTGCACCGGCTGTCTCTCGTATAATCAGTACATCAAAATTTTTGGTACCTGTGAGTCCGACTCCAAAGTGCAAGACACATGTCATAACAACAGTGCCTCTGCAGTTGGGTGGGATATCGCCTGCTGAGGAGAGAAATGCTTTAATTGTAGCATCTCCAACAGCATTAACGTCCCAGCCAGGCTCATCAGAATATGATGTTGTTGATAGACTTGAGGTTGAGTCTGATTGTCCAGAAGTTTCGAAGACTCTGAACGACTCATTACCGATAGGCACGTGAAGTCCAATTACGCCGTCCTGAGCTGATGCTGAAGTACTAGTGCTGGGACCTCCCCAACCAAGTGCAGAGATCTCAGAGTAGCTAATACTCTTATAATCAGGTAATTGTGCGACGCATGCAAGGTTAATTGTTCCCTGGACTTGTGCAGAACCGGCTGATACAGTGTTAGATCTTACCTTCATGCCTCCTGATACAGTTCGAAACTGTGTATAGTAGGATTGAGGGTTCTTAGATGCGGCTAGAACGCTCATATATGAGAGTACACCACCTACATCATGGTACAATTCTGCTTTTAACAGATTAGGGTACAAGATCACTGCACCAGCGCCCGATGCTGGAACTGAGAAAGTGGGATTCCACTTAATCGTGTCCATGACAATCGGGGCAAGGTCAGTGCTAGGCTGGGGGGCAATTACTTGCCATGGATTCAAAAGAGAATCGACGTATTTGAAGTTTGAAGCTTGGGGTTCGAAGGACGCGCTGTAGGGTGAGAAACTTCCAGATTCTGGATCAAACGACCCTGCTACAGGTCGTCTCTTGCAGGATAAGTCAGCAAGAGTGAAGTATTCATCTTGTCTACGTGTTGGGCGTTTGCCTTTATTAGCAAGAGAAGCAAGACGTTGTGCTTTTCTTACGTTCCAGACAGCCTCCGTTATTGGTTTTCCTGCGGCATCTCTTGCGACAGTATTTTTATTGTATGTATCCCAATTTGTTGTCTTGTTCAACTTTTTAGGGGGGGCGGCAGTTGCCATGTGTAATAAGTTAATTATTTCCAAAGGGCCTAATGAGGACTTAGTTATCGGTCTTTACTAAAACATCCCAAAGGGGATGGATTAATAGGGTGTTCATCTCCATCGATGCAATTTCTGCTTCTAAAGCTCTAAGATCCGATGGGAGACAGTCGTATCGTTCAGCTAGGAATTCATATGAGTCTTGGGTTAACGTGTAACTTAGGGGCACTGGGATTCCTGGTTTACGATAGCTGCCTGTTTCACCGGCTAGAAAGTGTATGAATCTTTCTCTAGAGACTGTGACGTCAAATATTTCAAGAGCTCGTGAGCAAAAGGCTCGCAAGATTGGTATGTATTTTGACTCACGGTTGAGAGCTAAAGCTCTAACCCGTCCCTCTATTTTGTGACGTGTTGTCCCAACCTCTATAGGGACTTTATTTCCTTCAAGTCGCATGCTCATCATCTTTGGTATCACTTTACCTGGTTTTGGTCCGTGTAAATGCTTTAATTCACCATTTCGGTAGATAGGGTAAAAGAGACCAGATACAAACTCTACCTTACAAAGGTGTGGGCTTGCGTAGGTCTTCAAACCGTAGCCTGAACGACGAAAAGTATCAGTTATGGAAGTTATGAAGTCATTTGAAACTGCTGCGTCTACTATGAAGAAACCATCGTCTCCCATCAGTAACCCATGCAGGTTGAACTTCCTTGCCATAACCAGTACTATTTCACCTGGAGTTTTGGGGAACATTCGCTTACAAGCTTCTAAAGAGAAGATCGAGTTGCAACCAGTATTTATAAGGGTTACGTCGAAAGTTCCCGAATCCAATTTGCCTGGACACGTTACACCCACACCGCAAGTCGTGTACCTACTTCTCTTTC